GGAATCTAATCCTAATGTGTTTAAAAACATCAGCACTGTGGGCGATCTCAAGGCTTGGGCAGAAAGAAAAATGGGCACTGCTGGACCGTCGGGTGCATTCGGATTCCGAGGCACTATGAGTGGCCCAATGAGTGGTTACAGTCCAGGCTTAGGCGCGCTAGCGCATGGTTATGAAGAATTCTCAATTAGACCCATGGGCGGAACAACCAATTCGAATTCAGGTGCCAGTGAAGGCACCATGATAAAACTGATCGAACGTGTTGACGATTTGATTTCTTTGAACAGAAATCAGCTGGATGTCAGCGAGAGAATACTGAAGTATCAACAGTAACCCTAGGTAAATACTATCTATGACATGGCGTAAGTATTTCAAAGTCGCTAACTCCGGCGGGGACATGAGTCCAATTTCGGGCACCAATCAATTTGGTTTGCCTGGCTACGGCAAAACCGGCACAGCCGGTAGTAGCATGCAAGGCGGGCTCTACACAGCCAACGACTTTGCCTATCGCAACTATGCCAGCAGACTGCCCGAAGTTTATTCAGGGCATCCCAACCGAATTGAACGTTACAATCAATACGAAAACATGGATTGTGACTCAGAGATCAATGCCTGTTTGGACATCATTGCTGAGTTCTCAACACAGAGAAACCAAGACAACAACACACCGTTTGACATACAGTTCACAGACAATCCCACTGATCACGAAGTAGAAATCATCAAAAAGCAACTGCAACAGTGGACCAAACTCAACAAACTGGATCAGCGTATATTCAAACTGTTCCGCAATGCCATCAAGTATGGCGATCAAGTGTTTGTGCGTGATCCAGAAACATTTGAAATGATGTGGGTAGACATGACCAAGGTCAGTCGTATCATTGTAAACGAATCAGAAGGCAAGCGTCCCGAGCAGTATGTGATTCGTGATCTCAACCCCAACTTTGAAAACATGACTGTGGCTGCTAAAACAGCCCAGGACTTTGTGGTAAACCCGTCGGTGGGGTCAATCACAAATCAAGGCAACTACACAGCACCATCAGGCAGTCAGGGCCTGGTAGGCAACAGTCGTTTTGCCAGAGCAGTGAACGAAGCCACACTGGATGCCAAACACGTTGTGCACATCAGCTTGAGTGAAGGTCTGGATGTATTTTGGCCGTTTGGCAAGTCAGTGCTGGAAAACATTTTCAAGGTCTACAAGCAGAAAGAACTGCTGGAAGATGCCGTGCTGATCTATCGTGTGAGCCGTGCACCAGAACGCAGAATCTTCAAAATTGACGTGGGCAACATGCCCAGCCACATGGCCATGGCCTTTGTGGAGCGTGTGAAGAACGAAATGCACCAGCGTAGAATCCCCACACTCAGTGGCGGCGGACAAAACATGATGGATGCCACCTACAACCCACTCAGCATCAACGAAGATTACTTTTTCCCCCAGACTTCTGAAGGGCGTGGCAGCTCAGTGGACACCTTGCAAGGCGGTCAGAACCTGGGCGAAATTGATGACTTGAAATATTTCAACAACAAAATGGCACGTGGTCTGCGTGTGCCATCCAGCTATTTGCCCACAGGCCCTGACGATTCTTCTGTGCCACTGAATGACGGTCGTGTGGGCACAGCACTGATTCAGGAATATCGCTTTAACCAGTATTGCGAACGTTTACAGCAACTTGTTATACAGAAATTAGACGACGAATTCAAAATGTTCCTGCGCTGGAGAGGATTCAACATTGATGCAGGACTGTTCAACTTGAACTTCTGTGCACCACAGAACTTTGCCGCCTACAGAGAAATTGAACTGGACACCAGCCGTGTAAACACATTTACTTCGCTTGAAGCAGTTCCTTATTTGAGCAAACGCTTTATGCTCAAGCGTTATTTGGGACTCAGCGAAGAAGAAATTATCGAAAACGAAAAAATGTGGCGCGAAGAGCGGGACCAACCCGAGCTGCAAACCACACAGGGACAAGATCTACGATCAATTGGTATCACACCTGCGGGCCTGGAAACAGATATTCAAACTGGTCAAGACCTACAAAATCTCACCCCAGTGGGCGCAGAAGCTGGTGCAGTGGGCGGCGCACCCGGCGCACAACCTGGCGCACCTGGGCTAGCACCTGCAGGGCCAGGTCCTGCAGCACCGCCGGCGTTATAAATACAGCATGATTCTCAACGAACTATACCGCAAAGAACCTGAAGGTTATCAAGACGTTGCACAAGACAACAGCCAACCTACCTATGGTGATTTGCGCAAAACTCACTTGACTTTGAAGCAACTGCGTAAGCTGAGAATGATGAACGATGTGAGAACATTCGAATACAAAGAAAAACTTGCATTGATAAGAAAACAGTATGCTCCGCCACCAGCAGCACCTGTGCTGTAAAAAATAAAAAAAACTGCCTTTTTAGGCAGTTTTTCACTTGTAAACACCCAATATTTCTAATTATATGTAAATAAAATTACGAGCCATACTTTACGGAGGAAGAATATGACATCGAAATTTGAACAGTTGATCGAATATGTGATCAATGATGAAGAGCAAAAAGCTCGCGAACTATTCCATGACATCGTTGTAGAAAAGAGCCGCGAGATTTATGAAAACCTCATGCAAGAGGAAGCCGACGAACTCGAAGAAGCCAAGCACGAAGAAGAGCTTGAAGAAAACGAGGAACTTGAAGAAGACGAGGGTCTCGAAGAAGGCATAGACGACGTTGAAGAAATGGGCGGCAGTGGCAGTGCAGCTAAAAATTTCATGGACGAAGTCGAAGTTGAAGAAACTGGCATGATGGAAGAAGGCGAAGACGGCGAAGAAGGACATTCTGCCGAGCTTGAAGATCGCGTGATCGACCTAGAAGACAAGCTGGACGAGCTCATGGCCGATTTTGAAGCCATGATGGGCGATGAACAAGACACCGACATGGGTGTTGCTGGTGGTGACGAACTAGAAATGGACGACACCGAAGAGTTCAAGGAGCCAGGCGAAGTCAAAGGCGAAGAAGAGTTTGAACTAGCCGAAGGCATTGACCTCAAAGCTGCTCCAAAGCCAACTACTTCTGAAGAAGGTTCTGTAAACAAGAAGACCGTTGTTGCTGCTAACAGTGGTGCCCGAGGCGCTGTAGCCAAACCAGTTCACGCCGCAGGCGGCGAAGAAAAAGGCCGTGCAGCACCCACAGCCAAAGACGTTGGTGTAACCCCAACTCAAGACGCAGGCAGCAAGGCATTTAAAACCGCAGCACCCAAGCCAGTGACCACACAAGAAGCTGGTGTAAATGCTCGCACACCTTTCCCCAAAGGTTAAACGTAAGATATGGCTCAGTATCTAAAAGAACATCTCAGCTTCACTCAAGCCCAGTGCGAACTGGTGCTTGAGGATGCTGCTGATGGATCTGGTAAAAAGCTCTATGGCATGCAGGGTATCTTCATTGAAGGAGATAAACGCAATGCCAACGAGCGCATTTACCCTGGCCACGAAATACGACGTGCTGTTGATTATATCAACACTCAGATTGTTGAAGGTCATTCGGTACTAGGTGAAGTTGATCACCCCGATGATCTCAAGATTAACTTGGACCGCGTGAGCCACATGATTGAAAAAATGTGGTGCGAAGGTTCAGTAGGATACGGAAAACTCAAGTTATTGCCCACCCCCATGGGAATGCTGGTCAAAACCATGCTGGATTCGGGTGTAAAACTTGGTGTTTCAAGTCGTGGATCAGGAAATGTCGACGACAGAACAGGACATGTCAGTGACTTTGAAATAGTCACTGTTGATGTGGTTGCCCAACCCAGCGCACCAAACGCATATCCCAAAGCCATCTATGAAGGACTCATGAACATGAAGTATGGACATAGACTGGTGGAGATTGCCAAGGAAGCAGGCCAGGACAACAGGGTAGAGAGATATTTGAAGAGCGAAGTAGTCAAGCTCATCAAAGATCTCAAGATCTAAGGAGAAATTGATGCTAGACGCAATCAAACCACTACTAGATAGCAACCTGATCACCGAGGAAACTCGTCAAGAGATCACTGAAGCTTGGGAAGCCAAGCTCAATGAGGCTCGTGAACAGGCTCGTGCAGAACTCCGCGAGGAATTTGCACAACGCTACGAACATGACAAACAAGTGATGGTGGAAGCCCTGGATCGCATGGTAACAGAAGGTCTCAACACAGAGATCCAAGCAGTTGCTGCTGAAAAAGCACAGCTAGCTGAAGATCGTGTCAAGTTCCAACAAAAGATGACTGAAAGT